GCTCCTCGGCCTGGGCGGATCTGTCCCGACACCGGCGGCCACGAGCGACTTCATCGTCGCCGCAGGGTCGCCGCTCGATTGGGCAAAAAAGACGCTGGATGAAGTCAAGACAATCCTCGGCCTGGGCGGGGTGGTTCCGACGCCGACAGCGGAACATGATGTCATTATGTCTTCCGCAACGCCGGTCGGCTGGGTGAAAAAGACTGCGGCGGAATGCTTCGCAGCCATCAAACAGGCAGCGACTACAGCAGCCACGGGGGTTGTCCTTTTGTCCGGTAACGCAAAGGCGCTTGCGGGGGTTGATGCCGAGTCAGCGGTTACACCTGCCGATCTCCGCTACGTCCTCGACAAATACCAGCCCAACGAAAACCTGATCGGGACGCCCGGCGGTATGGGATTCGGGGCCGGTATCTGCCCGACGTCCCTTCTGCCCACGGGCATGACGCCGATGCCCGGATACGATAATCTCGGCAGCGACAACTATGGCAATTACATTTTTACCGAAGGCTCCGTCATGGTCTGGGTGCCGAAGTTTTACTATCGCATAGCCCATGCCTCGAACCCGACGTATGGAGTGCATGGCGTCAACTCCGTGGACATTAAGGGCATTGACACCTACGCGACCACAGCGCTTGCGAATGCCGCCGGATATGCCTTGCACAGGGCGTTCATCGACGGCGGTGCGGAGAAGGACGGATTTTTTGTCGATAAGTATGTGTGTTCAAAGGTTGCTAATGGCGCGGGCTACACGGCTGCATCCATCAAAGATGGCCTGCCCCTGTCGAGCGCCGCTGCGCACAATCCATTTGCCGACCTGACTGGCGGGGCGAATTTCTTCTATTCCGCCATCGACCTGGCCCACAGGAGAGATGGCGTGGACGGAGACGTGAACGCCTCCTCTATCTTCTTCTGTACCTCACGGTTTATTTATGGAGCGCTGGCCCTGCTTTCCCTGGCGCACGGGCAGGCGGCTACCAGCACGACCAACTGCGCCTGGTATCACGCCACCTACAACTACCCCAAGGGCCTGAATAACAACCAGGCCCCCGTAACCGGGGTGATCTCAAGCGCCGACGTGGATGACACCACGCTGACGTTTGTGTCGGACGGATATTCGAACTGCGGCAAGACCGGCTCCGGCAGCCCCTTTGCAAAGACAACCCACAACGGGCAAAATTGCGGTGTGGCCGACCTCAATGGCTTGATGTACGAGGTCACCATCGGGGCGACCTGTGTTGTAACAACAAATGCCATTGAGGGCATGACGCGAGCAAATCCGTGTGAGATCACGAGCACCGGGCATGGGCTGACCGACGGCGACGTGATGCGGGTCGGCACAGGGATTACGCAGGCCGATTGGGTGGGGCTGAATGGCAAGGTCTGGCCGATCACAAAGACCGGGGACAACACTTTTACCGTCGCGTTCAATTCATCCGCCTTCGGAACGGCCTACGACGCCGGAACCGACCCCGGAACCTGCGTCCTGGGCAAGTTTTACGCCGCGAAACAAGCCACGGAAATGAAGGACTTCACCCACAGTAACGCCGGAGCCACCGACCATTGGGGCGCAACAGGCGTTGCGGCAATGATGGATCTGTTCCTGGCCCCCTTTGGGGCGGGAGATGCCTTCGCCCTGCGATACGGGTCCGGCGCAAACCAGGTGTTGTCGGAGGCCACCTCCGGGGCGGGCTATCTACTGACCGGCATGGGCTTTCCGAAAGATTCTGGCGGGACGGATGCGACCGGCACAAACCTGTTCGGCAAAGACTACTTTTACAATTATGTGACCAACGAACTGTGTCTGATTTCCTGTGCGCACTGGAACGGCACGTCGTATGCGGGCGTGTGGTGCGTCTATTGGGACGCTGTGCGCGGGGACTCGGGCAGCTATGTGGGTTTTCGGGCGGCTGCGTATTGTGCATAAATAAAGGAGGGCGTTATGAGTAAAAATCTGGAAAACTTAGCATGGGCAGCAGTGCTTATGGTCGCATTTTTGTTGTGGGCTGAGACATTCATTCATTCAGTGTCAATGCTGCTGAAGGGCTAAAAGGAGGAATTGGAAAATGGCAAAAGTCTATAAATATCAGAAAGTAACGGATAAATACACAACACACACCCTCGTAGAGCCGGATTACAGCCTCAAAGAGAAAGAACGCATCACGGAGCTCTGCACCATCGACGGATGGACCTACGTGAGCGTCCCGGAGGCCCTGCCGGATCAGCCGGAGATTATCATGGAAACCCTGCAAGGTGTCGATCTGGAGAAAGAGCGCGCCGCAATCATTGCCGCATCGCCCGTGTGCCAATCCATATCCGGGCGGGTGGTGGACAAGATCCGCGAGCGATACACAATCAACGATGAAATCAAAATGCTGCGGATCGGGCCGTCAGACGAAACCAGCGAGTACAATGATTTCGCGGAGGCCTGCCGGGGCTGGGGCAGGGAAGAAAAAGCGAGGCTGGGGCTGTGAAACTACACCTCACCCCGCCATGCCTGATTAACTACACGGACGCCCTGCCGGAGAACACCGGCGGCGCTGCGAAGGCGTGTTACGTAAAGATCGGGCCGCGATACAAGGATGACACGGGCATCCACGGGCACGAGATCCAGGGCCATGTCGCCGAGTGGTGGGCGGTGTCCATTGTATCCAGCGTTGTTCTGGCGGCATTGGCATGGCTGGCAGTGCGATATTGCGGGCTTTCGTGCGGTGTCTTTATCCTGGCCCTCGTCGGTCCGGCGATCCAGCCCCTGCTGTATCGATTCTGCCCACCCTATCGCCTGTGGAGCGAGTTACGGGCCTACAGGATACAGCTCCGGCATCCCCCGGCGACATCCGATCCGGAGCGTTACCGCAAATTGTATGCTGGCTTTGTTGCAAATGAATATGAGCTTACGGTTTCAACATGGGAAGTGGAGAGGCGATTAAAATAAATCATGCGGGGAGGACGCTGAGGATGGATAAAGATGCCGAGATACGGCTGGCTCTTCTGGAAAAGGAAGTGCAGCTCAGATTCAAGGAGATGGAAAAAGCCCTTGTTTTGGCGCGTGATTTAGTCACATCAGACACACGGGCCGCCGCCGACATCATCAACCAAAAGCTGATACACATGAACGAGGTGTATACTCAGATGAGGGAGCAACGGGCCACTTTTGCTACAAAAACAGAGTTCCGATCCGTTGAAAGGCTTGTTTTTATCGGCGCGGGGATCGTCGTCGCATTCGAAATATTGATCAGGTTTATCAAGGCGTAAAAATATTCAAGTGGGGAGGACGCTCATAATGGGTGAATGTGAAAAGCACGGCGATATGATGAGGGTGATCGGTGAACAAGTGGAAGCCAACCGCCAGCAAACAGAGCAGATAGGGGCCATATTCAAATTGCTCGGCGAAATCAAGACTACAATCGACCAGAACGCGGTGAGGGCCGAGGTAAGGGATGCAAAGCTGTGTGAGATCGACCGAAAGATTGAGAATGGCCTGCGCTCAGAGGTCACCGGAATGTCACGAAAAATGGAGCAGCTCATCACCTGCATGGATCGCCGCAAGAGGGAGCGCGACCTTGAAAGGGAAACAGGCGTTGAAGGATTCTTCCGCAAGGGGTGGGTCAAGATCTATAATAACGGCGGGCTGCTTGCTATCCTTGCAGCGGCGTATCTTATTATGTGGACGTTGAAACAAATGGGGCTGTTCGATTCTCCAGCGCATTTATTAAGACTTCTCGGAGGGGGCTGATGTTCTACAAATGCATTCACTTCAAACTGCAGGAGCTTGTCGATCCGGACACTTACGCGAGGTACGGAGATCAGGCGTGGATGTTCTTTAACCCGGCCTTCCTGCGGTCGGCCGACGCGGTAAGGGAGCACTTCGGCGTCCGCTGCACGATCAACAACTGGACCTGGGGCGGTGCACGGAAATGGAGCGGTCTCAGGCCCCGGACCTGCTCTGTGGGGGCGGCATACTCCCAGCACAGGCTGGGTAATGCGGGGGACTTTCTCCTGGACGGGGTAAGGGCTGAGGACGCGAGGAAAGAGATACTGGCGCACAAGACTGACATTTTCATCGAGGTGATGTGCCTGGAAGATGAGGTTGACTGGTTGCACATGGATTGCAGGAACATCCCTGACAGGATCAGGTTGGTAAAGCCATAAGGAGGGCAAGATGGGCATATCATTGGCAAATTTAGACATCGGGGGGGTCTTTAGCGGCATCGGCCAACTGGCAAAAGACCTCCGCACGGCATTCACTGGCAAGGAGCCAATCGACGCTACAAGGGCCGCAGAGCTCGCCCTGAAGGTGCAGGAGCTTGAATCGTCGGTTGAACAGGCTCGCATCAGCGTCATGGTTGCAGAGGCTTCCAGTGGCGACAAGTGGACGTCAAGGGCAAGGCCGGGGTTCATGTATCTCTTTTATGCCGTTGTGGTGGCTCTTGTTCTGCTGGCTCCGTTCATGGGAATATTCTTCCCGGCGCAGATGGCGCAGTTTTATAGCAACGTCGCCGCAGGGTTTCAGGCCATCCCGGATATTATGTGGCAGACGTTCGGCGTGGGCTACCTCGGCTACGTGGCGGCCCGACAATATGGCAAGTCAAGAGGATCGGATAAGTAAGATTTTTGTCCGAGCCGTAGAGACTTGTAGAGACCAAGAAAAAGGGCTCCCGCCTGGGAACCCTTTATATACTGGCTGGGGGAAGAGGGCTCGAACCTCTATTCACGGAGTCAGAGTTCCGGTTCAATTCAATATTATTAATCACTTGCAAGTCCATTGTAGAGGCGGCCCGCGAAATCGTTACGGTTTTTGTGGATTTGCATAAGACATGGACTCATCAATAAAGAAATAGGCTGGCGATTTGCGGCAGTAGGCGGCAATTTTACCGATCATATTGCTTCCCGGGTTTGTTTTCTCATCAATAAAATCCTGAAGGGACGTCGGATTTATTCCAGAAGCGCGAGCCAATGCACGGACACCGCCCGCCTTGTTGGCCGCCGTTTCCAACACTTCTTTAAGTTTCTTTCGATCAATCATGGCTTTATCCTATCTTAAAAAAAAAGCTTGACAAGTGAAAATAATAATTGTAAGCAGCGGCCGAAAGGAAAAATCATGTGGTCGTTTAATCGTGAAAGGCTCGTCGCGCTCAGGGAATCGAAGGGAATAAACCAGGACGAGTTCGGACGCAGCATAGGCACAATCAAACAGCACGTTTCTTTATGGGAAACGGGCAAAAGCGTTCCTTCCATCGTCAGTCTCCTCAAAATCTGCAACATTTACGATATTGACGTTCGATATTTTTTTGCCAAGAGTGCAAATAATAATTGTCAGCAATCGTCGGTTGAAACCACGCCTCGGGAGGGAATTCATGGCAGGACAGATCAATCTTGATTTATCGTACAGGCCCCATGGTGGCCTTGCAGATCCAGGGAAGAAAACTGAACGCATCACCTTTACGGCCACCGGCGATCTTACAGAAATGCTCCGGATGCTGGCCGACAAACTGGGAACGACCGTTTCCGAATATTGCCATACACGCGTCATTGAATGTGCCTCTCGTGACATCGGTGAAATCCTTTTAATCCAGGCAAAAGCAAACAAGCCACTGAAAGATTTACTGAGATGATGAACCTCTTTTTTTGGATGTCCAGTATACCTGCGTATGATTATGATGCACAGCGGGTATACCTTAAGAGATTCAACCACATAATCAGAGCGCTGGTGGGCCAGGGAGAGCGAGGATAAATGGAAGTAGTTATTCTGGCAAGAGCGAAACAGGGGTTTATTTACAAGCATATGAAGGAACGTGGGCTGAGTGTTGCCGGTCTCGCGAAGAGAATAGGCATCTCTTACCGGACCCTAAGCCTGATTATGAACTTTCAGTGGCCCCGCACCACGAGACATACTTTATACAAATCACATAACGGGACCGTGGCAAGGCTGGAGGCATATTTTAATGTTTCTATCGACGAGATATATCCACTCTGGATTAATGAAAGTAACCTTCCGGGAGAAAAGGAAATATCTATTGACTACAATGCCGTGACGCTTGCTTCCGCCCCGGAACAATATCTCGAATGGAGGCCAAGGGACGTTGATCACGTTGTAATGGACCGTGCAACGGACCGTCTTCCGGCGTTGCTCACGACCCTACGCCCGCGAGAAGAAAAGGTATTAAGGTTGTTATTTGGGGTTGGATGCGAGGCACGATGACGAACCGCGAACTTGAACGAAGGCTGACAAACATTACGGCGATGGTCAAAGAGATCCATTCTGCGCTGCTGTCCAGGGGCGATATGTCGGCGCCCGGCATCGAGGATTACAGGCGTGCGGTCGATGCGGCGGCGCTCCACGGAGACCGGTCGAAGCTCGATTTCTATCTGGCCCGCGGCGGCAAGATTTTCGACGTCACAGAGGCCTATCCGGAAGCCGCGGTCACCGGCGCGCAAAAGAGGAGGCAATCATGATCAGCAATGCCAGGAGGTATGTCGTGAGCGGAAAATTTGAGCGTGACATGGAGCATGGGTTTACATTGCTTGACTGGTTCACCGTGGTCATCGTGGCGCTGGCCCTCTTTTATTTCGGGCCTGACCTTATTTACATCCTGCTGCCGGCGCTGGTCCGGATGATCGGGGGCTGATCCGGGATGCAGGCTCGCTCTCACAAAAAGCAGCTCGACGACGAGCGCCGTGACTGGATCGAGGCGATCATGGAGCAACTGATGTCCGAAAAGCGCCGCCTGATCTGCCTGGCCGCCGTCGATCGCTGGTATCAAGGGGAACTCAAAAAGGAAGGATCATGAAAACAACGCCCGCATTAAAGTTCATCTGCTTTCCGTTCGTTCTGCTGTTTTCCTTGGCGGCGGCGGTCGTGTGGATCATCGGGACCCTGTTTTTCGCAGCCATGGCCGTGCCCTTTGCCATCATCGGCAGCTTGCAACGTCTATACAATGGGGAAAAACCATGAATCTCGAAGCATACCTATCGTTTGTCGGACACCTGGCGACGGGGATGATCTGGACGGTCATCTGCCTGGCGCTGGTGCTGGTGGCCTGCGTGTACGGTTACAAAATCGGCTCGCACTTGATCAAAAACGCGGATGACAACATCGGCAAGCTCCGGAGGGCGAAATTCTTCAAGCCCCGCCAGCTGGCCGTCGTGCGCCCCACGCCGGAGCGCAAGCAGAAAAAGG